TCGGTGTAGCTCTTGGTGTTGTTCATGTTTGGGTCTTCTTTGCAGCTGGAGTTCACGTAATTCCTCGTGTACGTGAGCTGACCATCAGAAGCACACACACCATCGGTCGACCAGTTGGTGTAATCACAACAAGGGGGTTGCGCCGGGCACTCTACCGCTTCCTCGGTGCCGTCTGCTTTGGTACACGCTTTCCCAGTTCCAACGGGTTGTGATGTAATTTTCCATGTTCTCTTGAAAGACGCCCCGGAGAAACCACAATCGTTGGCATCGGGTGGGCACGAGGGTAAACCAGTGGTATAGCTGTCCCACCCCTCGACGCACGGTGCACAATTTTCAAACTTTTCCACATCCTCACTGCGGCACTCACCGAGGTGGTATTTGGTCTCCTTTTGTTGTCCGGGTTTGATATCACCACACTCCCCAACGGGTTCCCATTGTCCAATAATATCACAACACGGTGTATATTGCTCCGTGTCAAAACCTTCGCACGCACCCGGTGCATTTTCCTTGAGTTCTCTGGTGAACTTTTTCAAGCCACTCTCACACGGAACGTCCCCGGGGTCTTCCCAATCCCTCACGAGTTGGCAACACGGTGTTATTTGATCACACGCCTCGGTCTCCGTGTATCCATCGATGTATGGGCAGTCTGGTGCACTTTTCGTGATGACGTACTTACGACTGCGCGTGGGTACTTCGTCACACTCGCCCACACACGGACTCCATGGGGTGAACTCGCCCTGGCACTCCTGTTTCCTCGTTCCGAAAAATGTACCAGCGGCGGCGGCCACGGCCGACGCTGTGCCTAAGACCATAAATATGATGACAGACAAATCATCGTCGCTTGACATCTTACAATTGTTGCAGAAAAAAAAACACTGAGGCTAATATATATATGATACCGGTCGTGAACTACGGGCGCATGCAACGAGTTTCGCCAGAACCCACGGGGCCGCCGTTAAACGCGAACACGTTCTTGATTGTTATTATAATTCTATGTGCGTTGTTACTGTACAAGCGATACGTCGACGTCAGTCGTAATCGTCAACGATGGCATACTTGATGCACTCCTCGGGTTCGAGGTAGATGTCCCGCTTGAGAAGTTTTTTCATCTTCTTTTCTGGAATCTTGGTGTGTTCGAAGTACGTCCTGCGTATCATGTCCATCAACTTGGAGGCGGTGCGCATCTCGTCCTTCATCTCTTCGAACTTCCCCCAGAACGATCCCGTGCTGAGCTGATGAATGAGAATGTGTGCGTTCCTTCCGATCCGTCGTTCTTTCCCACCTAAGAGCATGAACGTTGCGGCGGAACAGCACGCGCCGTGAGCTATGGTGACCACCTCGACGCGACTCTTCTGTAATATGTTCATCGCCGTGAACCCGGCGAAGAGGTCGCCGCCGTCGCTCATGATGTTCACGCGTATGGTGGGCGTGTATCCGATGATGTCGGCGCTCATCTTCAACAACCCAGATTCCAACTTTCGAAACTTTTCGGTAAAGTCCAAGATACTGTCGTTGGTGATGTCGCCGTAATAGAACATCTCGTTGCCGACGACCTTGGTGCACTCCGTGACGACTTCTTCTTCTTCTTCGTTAGCCATTGAGTCGTTTCTTGATTAAATTGACGTCCCTTGGTTTTAATTTAGTAGTGATGCACAGATGATTCATCGTATCGAAATCTTGTGGAGTGATGTCGTAGTCTCGTAATTTATCTATGTACCCCAACCCGGCGTAGCGTTGTAAAAGGCACAAGGCTTCTATGCTTATGTTATTGTTCCGAATTTGTATGCCGTGCAGTTTGCGTCGGCGCATCTTGTAGTTCCCGTGTTTCGTCCACGAGGCCCCGGCGCGAATGTTGTCCTCCTTCAGGGGTTCGCGCATGTAATACCTCGGAATGCACATGGCGGCGTTCGCGAAATAAGGCATAATGTTCCAATCACCCATTGCGCTGTACATGCTCGAGTCCATGAGGTCGGCGTCGGAAAAAGACTTGGCGACTTTGGCGAAATCCACGTCCGCGCTGTCGAGATAGTTTTCCTGAAATATAGACCACATGTGTCCGTGTTCGGTGAGCGTCTCAATGTTGAACACGTAATCTCGCTCGCACAAGAGCTGGTGGATGACCTCTTTCGGGGTCTCGAATATGTCTTTTTCATCGCATCCATCGATGTAGTGAAAGTAGTCCCGTATGTTCCCCCTCGACCGTTCCGCGGCGACGCGGTCGTACCTCTTCGGGTCTAACTTCGACAACGTCAGTGGGTCGTGTCTCGGTACCGTGATGAGTTCAAAATTTGGATACATGCACAGGTGCGTGGACACGACCACGAGCGAGCCGTTCGTGAGGCGTTGTCCATCGCTCACGCGTTCGATTGTTCCCTTAAGTATGAGGGAGTCCGGTTCGTAATCCTCGATGTACAGGTGTTTATCGCTGTTTTTGATGAGGTCCGAGAAGACGCTCTTCGACCGGAGAAGGTCCACGTTGAGTTCCACGCTGTTGCCTTCGTGCATGCACTGTTCGCGCACGAAGGACTTTCCCGTGCCGCACGGGCCGTAGATGAAGACGTTTTTGTTTTCCTCGAGACATCGTTTGAAACGCGCGATGCGTTGGACGTGCAGGTTGGTCGCATCATCAGGGGGTTTCTTTTTTTGTGGGGTGATTTTAATATATCTATCCATAATGTCTGGTGATACTAAAGACTTGACCGACCAAGCGATGGAGGTACTAGAAGAAAAGGTATTGACCCCTTTAAGAAAGAAAATGTTCCCGTACGTGTGCGGTGTTGTGGTGTTTAATGTTCTTCTTCTTGTGATTTTGGTGGTGATTCTATTGCGACTTCCATCAACTCGGCTCGACGTTTGAGTTCTTCTTCGAGTTTTTGATTCTTCTTCGACACTTGCGTTTTGCCGCGCAACTCTTCCAACTCCTTCTTGGTCTCGTCTTGTTGTCTCTGTGCGATGACGTCGCCCACGACCTTTTTTAAGTACGTCTTCACCGGTGGTGGGTTCTCGTCGACAGACGTGCGCAACTTTGTGAGGTCCTGCACGAGGTCATCTTTACTCTTGTCCGCGGGGATGAGTCCCTTGAGCTTGGCCATCACGGAGTTTTCCATGATGCCGTTGAACATTTCGATGGGTTTGATGTGAATGATTTCTGGTTTCGTGATGTCGTCGTCTGATGGGAAATCGCGTTCGAAGAGTTCGAGGATGTACGACGGAATCGACGGGCTCTGCTCGATGAGGGCGTCGTACTCTCCTTTGAGGAGTTCCACCATGTCCGCGCCGTCGCGACTGCGGTCGACGAGAGGAAGGGCCAGCTCCAGACGCACGACGCGAGAGAACTTGCCGAACTGCATCGCGGCCACGCGGTGGGATTCCATGAGTTCACTAATTTTCAGGAACTGGGCGATGGTGGCGATGAGACCGGCGATGAGGTTGAGCCCACCTATGCTCGGGGCGACGTACGGTTTCAAACCCTCGGGAAACTGTTCTTGTGCAAAATTAGCCGTGCCCGTGATGGTCGACAAGATGATGACGGGGAGGGTGTAATGCATGTTTGATTTTCTGTACTTGAGGAATGCCTGGTAGTGCATGTACCTGTAGCACGCCGCGCTCTCCCCCCACGACTTGAGAATGGCTTCCTGCTGCGGGTGCCAAATTTTTGGTATTTTTTTATCTTTTTCCATTTTAGAATAGATGAATATAATTTTCGCACTTCACGCGGTGTTCTTGTTATGGCTCATCATCATCCCGTTCCTTAACAACGAGCGGTGGCTCCAGACGTACTCCCTCCTCATCCCATTCATCTTCTATCACTGGAGCGTGAACGACGACACGTGCGCCATGACGCAGTTTGAGACGTACGTGACGGGTAAGAACAAGGACGAAACCTTCTTCCATCGTTTGGTTTCGCCGGTGTACAAGATGGACGACACCGCGGCCAACAATCTTTTGAAGAGCACGCTGTTCTTCCTGTGGATGTTCACGCAGTACAGACTCGAACGATTTAAAATCATTGAAAATGACTTAAAGAAGATTTTTGCGAAGTATCGTGTCAAGAAAAATTAAACACTGTCCAAACGTGCACACGAACTTGAGCACTCGCTCTTTGTCCATAAAACACAAAATGAAAATAAAGAGGCGGAAACATTCGCTATCATCATGGGCAAGATGTGAAAGTGCGCGGAGTAGACCAACCCTAACCCACTGGCGACGAGGTTGGTCACCAAGAACGCGTAGCTCAACCCATCCGTGTCCTTCGTGCGACACGTGTGCACGACCTGTGGCACGAACATGACGGTGATGAGCACGGAACTCGCGAGTCCACACGTTTCCACTATCAACATGTATTATTAAAGGGACACTCTCCTTTTAATAATACATGTACAAGGTGCTCGCCATCGATGTCGGGTATCATAATATGGGTTTGGTCGTGGCACACTGCGAGAACGCGCGAGTCGAAATCGCGTGGATGAAAAAGGTGAGTTTGGAAGATTATAAATACATTCACACGAATGACATCGTCGACTTAGTGCCACTGATGGTGCACGAACACCGAACCCACTTCGACGAAGCGGACCACGTGCTCATCGAGAGACAACCCCCTGGAGGGTTCCAAAACATCGAAGTCCTCCTTCACTACATGTTTCGCGATAAAGTGACCCTCATCAACCCCGTGTCGTTGCACGCGCACTTCGGTATCAGACATCTGGACTACGACCAGAGAAAGGAGAGAACCACCAGTATCGCGGAGAAGTACATCCAAGGCGAGGTGCCTTACGAGAGGAAACACGATATTGGTGATGCGGTGTGCATGATCGTGTACTTTAATTTCAGAAACTCTGTACACTTTTTTGATAGGTTTAGATTTAGATGAACCTCCACGACTGGTTCATCGGGTCTCTGAACCGACGCATCTCTTCGAGGGCGTTGAACATGACCGCCGGACTGGACGCCTTGTTGGTCGCCGCGCGGATGTCCACGTATTCGTCGACTTCATTCCTCTGCGCCTTCGTGAGTTGCATGTAGCGAGCTCTGACGCGTTCGGCCACGAGAGCCTTCGCCTTGACCAAGGCCTGCGCGTAGTTCTTCTGACCTTGGTATTTCAACATCTTCTTTCCGTAGTTTGAAAAGGTTCGAGACTTCGCGAGGTCTTCCACCATCGTGTCCTTCGCGAGCGTCTTCGGTGCCGTTTTCAACCTGTTCAACTTTTGAAGGGCCTCGAACAAACGTCTCGGAGATGATTCGGCGTTCACCCCGTTCGCAATTTGCGCCGCGAACACCTTTGATTTCTCGTTGACGTTCTGGGACGAGCGCAACACCCGATTGTACAGGAGGGCGCGACTGTTTCTCACCATAGATGTGTAATTCGGAACTTTATTGTTCTTGTACGACGCCAACTTCATCTGATATTCGTACAAATTCTTTGCTTTCGCCAGTTTCTTCGCACTCATCTATACCATGGGCTCACAATTTATTTTTAATTTTGGCACAGATGGTCTTTCGTGTGTTCTTATTCCTGACGTTCGCGTTCAGACCACGGGCGAGAGCCTCCATGTTCGTCTTCTTCATCGAACACGCGCGCTTCTTCACATTCGCCTCCCAATCTTTGATGAGACGTTCGACTTCAGTCCACTTTCTGTCCAGTCGCGCGCGAACAATTTTGCCTAATTGTTTGAAATCCGTGGGCGTGTACGTGGTTTGACGCATGACCTTGGCCACCATGCGTTGATATTTACCTTCGACGATTTGTCCTCGAACGTCCGCACCTAACATCGTACCTGCGGTGTTTATCTGACGCATCATGGCTCTGCGTTCAGCCGACGCCTTCGCGTTCGCCGCCCGCTTCTTCTTGGCTCGGTGCTCTTCGAGTGCGATTCGAGCGGCTTCTTCATCGCGTGACGGTGCTTTTCTTTTCTCGACCATATAGTATACATGAAGAATAAAAACGGTGCAGTGTACGTGGGCGCGATCGTGCTCTTAGTGCTCGTTCTCATCTACACCTGGTACAACCCACGCGTGGTAGAGGTCCCTGTGGAGGTGCCCGTGGAGGTGCCCGTGGAGGTGCCCGTCGAGCCACCGCGACGCGCGCCTGAATACAGGGGAGCACCCATTAAAAAGTACAAACCCGGCTACATGCAACAGATGGGTCTCCTCGTGGACGAAACCGGTTCGGAAACCCTCCCATTGTACGGGAAAGAAGCGTCGGGGTACAGGGACCGGTACAACTACTACACGACCACGTCTGGGGAACAAATGTACCCAGTGCCTGTGACCCACGATGGTCGAGAGTGCACTGAGGACATCGGTTGTCCCGAATTTTACGGCGAGGAGAGTGTGGACATCTTAGGTAAGAATGGCACGTACACCGTGAAGATGTATCGCACCGACGATTTCTTTTAAACAAAGACGAGGCCAAATTTCTTGGTCATCAAGCGCTTCGCCCCATCCATGGATGGTCGCGACCAAAGCAACCATCGCGACCAGAACCCAGGGGTTTTCAGACCCCCCTCCTTGGTCCAAGTTTCTCGTCGGCGATGACGCACCAAGTACCGTTGCATCCTGTCCTTGTCTCTGTGGATGGTGTAGTCGGAGTACCCTTTTCCACCAAAGTCCACGTACTTACCAGTATCCACGAAGATGGCGCGAAATTTTTTATCCGCCTTTGGACTCTTCGTGAGACGGACTTTCATCTATACACTGAGCGACTATTTTTTGTTCACATCATGCACTTGGCGCAGTACTTTTCCACCTTTTCGACTCGACGGTACACGTAGAGACCGACGAGCGCCAGGAGCGCGGCGGCGTAGGTCATTTGGGTCATCTGCTTACGCAAGAAGAACAGGGCCATCACGACGATGAGCATGAGGATTTCTTCCATCGTGGGCATGAAGAAGCGCTCGGACAGGTCCGGGGTTTCTTCAGTCGGTTCAGGGGCGGTGTACATCGAGCGCTTGTATCCTGGCATTTTTATAATCTACACAGAAATTAATTCATGTGGTGGGTCGTCGCCGCGGTGCCTTTTGGTCTCGTGGCTTGGGATTTTTGCAAACCACCCATGGACAAGTTGTACTTCCAAAACCCATGGCGCCCGCTGGTGGGCATGCGAAACACCCTCGTGGACATCTTCTGTGGACAAAAGTATTACCAAACCTTCGACCTCTGGCCCATTGGATTTAACTTTGGCAAGATACGAAGGGAATTTTTCGAGAGGGAGTCCATTGTGCAGAGACATTATTTCCACGACATGGACCCATGGTTTCCAAAAAACACGGGATACTATTATTACAACGTCCGGGATTTCCCCTTCTTACAAAGTGTCGTTGATACAATTCCAAAGGTGGACAAGGAGACCGGGGTCATCGCCGTCATAGAAGGCCCGATGACCATCGCCCCACACAGGGCGGAGAGTAACTTACAACTACGTTATCACATGACCTTGGAAGGTGCCGGTGATTGTACCCTGGTGCTCAAAGACTGCGAGTACAAGCACAAAACAGGCGATGAATTCATCTTCGATCACGCTCGTTATCATAGTTTAGAAAAGTCCGGCTCGGAAAGGCGTGTAAGCTTAATTTTGGATGTGCAACGTTTCTGATGGGCTTCGCCACCTCCATGAGCACGAGTTCCCCGACTTCGTTGCGTGCCTTTATCAACGTCGTATGTTTCGGTGGTGGCGGAGGACTTGGCTCCTCGTTGTTGCCAAACAAGAATTTAAACATTTTTTAAAAAAAGGAAAGTATTTTTTTTAAAAAATGCAATATTCTCCGTCTCTGGGTTTCGATCCCAGTACTTTGAGGTTAACAGCCTCACACTCTTCCGATTGAGTTAAGACGGAAAAAGGGTCCAGCCTACCGGATTCGAACCAGTGACCCACTGAGCTTTGATGACGACTACAATCAGTTGCTCTTCCAACTGAGCTAAGGCTGGCACATATTAATAAACATTTTATTCTTTAACTAATATATGTACCTCGTCGTAGTTGTGATTCTTCTTCTCGTATTTATGATTTTACGCAACGAGCGCGCGTGGTCGTACGAGACGTACCTCCTCACGCTCCCAGAGGCGCGCGATAGGAGAGAGGTCTTCTTCGAGCACAACACCCACGGCCCAAAGGTTCACGTGGTCTACGGCCAGGACACGAGAGTTGTGGAGACCGCGCGCAAATTTGAAGAACATGTGCAGAGTGAATTCATGGAAAAGGCTGTGGAGATGCACTACGACCCATCGGTC